TTTTTTTTTTTGTTTTTTTAAAAAATCTTTTTTTTTTTTAATTTAAAATTTTTAAAACATAAATTTTATTATATAAAAAAAAAAAAAAAAAAAAAAAAAATGAAAAAATATTTTTATAGCCAATACCAATACCTTTCGACTATTACTCAATACTACCAATGATTCTAGTGGTATTGGCACTTTTCTGGAGCCAATACCGCCAATACCTTTCTTCTATCCCGAGGCTGCCGTGAGGACTTTTTTTCATTTTTATATTTATTTATTTATATTTCTATATAGTAGAATAGAATTTTAAGTTGATTATTGTTTAATTTTATTGTATCTAAAGTAAAAAAACAGAGTAAATTAAGAATAATTAATAATAAGTAAAAACAGAAAGGAAGAAAATGAGTAATATAAACTTGGCTTTAAAGCCAAATGTAAGTATAAAAACTAAACCTGAGGTTGTAAAACCTAAAGCTAAAGTTAAAGCTATGGATCCTAAAGATTATAAGGGAACTTATAAATATGATAAGGATTCTAGAATTCAGGTTTGTGTAGATAAAAACCCAAAAAGAGAAGGCTGTAATGGCTGGAAAAGATTTAATCTTTATAAAAAAGGTATGAAGATTAGAGATTTCTTAATTGCTGGTGGTAAAACTATCGATTTAGATTGGGATAGAGAAAGAGGCTTTATCGCAGTAGAGATAATAGATGAAGTTGGTAAAGCTGGTAAATCTGAGAAATCAACATTTAATCTTAAAAAATAATTATATTGTATAATTAAAGTTTTTTACGATTATTTATAAATAGCGAGTAATAAGTTTTTTATGTAGTTATATTTTACTTATTACTTGCTTAACTTAAAAAGGAGAATATATGGGATACACTAACTATTGGCACCAACACAATGATATTTCTAGTGAAAATTGGAAAAAGATAAAAAAAGAATATACTGATTATGTATTACCTATTGCTGGTAAAAATATAATTGATTCTTCTACAGATGATATTATTAAATTTGATGGAGGTTGTGAAACTTTTTACTTTGCAAAATACTCTAAAAAAGAAGTTGATCGCAGGTATCCAGAAGAAGATTTATCATTTAACTTCTGTAAAACCAGGGCCGGAACATATGATATATATGTGTGGTATTTACTCAGTTATATAAATAAAATAGATCCAAGCATATCAATTTCTAGGGATTATTAATATTGTATTAATTGTTTTTTAATTTTAATATTCTTAATTAATAACTAAAAAAGAAAGGAAGAATATGTATAGAGAAATAGATGGTGAAAAGACAAAAGACCCAACACTTAAAGAAGCACAAAAATTTGTTGGTGGCTGGGTTCAATTACTGAGAGTAAAAGATGGTGTACTTTTAGTTAATGAAGAAGCTAAACGTAAACAATTGGACATAAATCCCGAAGCAAGTACTAAATGGTTTGAAATGCATGGTACAGACGATATTATACTTGGACCTGCTATATTTATTCCAGAAAGTGTAAAATCAGAATGGCTTTAAAAAATAGTGTTTCAGACACTGTAGCAAGGGCTTGGTTTGACCGATATAAAAAAGAAATGACTCCTTCTGAGTATGATAAGTATGTTTCTGATTTTAAAAAAGATACACTTGTTTATAGAGCAAGTTGGAAAACTGCAAAAGATGAAAATGAGATTATGCCTGATGGAATTGAGGTATTAGATGACTGAAATATTAATATGTGTATTATGTAATGAAAAGTTTACTGGCTGGGGAAATAACCCTGAACCTTTATCTAACGTAGGTGTTTGTTGCAGTACATGTGATAGCAATAAAGTGATACCAAAAAGAATAGAAAGAATAAAGGAACTAAATGTCAGACAAACTAGAAGATAAAAATTTACCTGATTTTGTAACTAAAAAGGTAGATATGTTAATAGCTGCAAAACTCTTTAAAAAAGCTGTTGATAAACAATGTAGAAATATAGGTCAAGATCCGCATTGGGAAACTAATATGTTGACTTATGGTAGACAACATGGAACTAATAAGTCTGTAGATAATAAATATGATAAACAAATATGTGTTAATTGGGAAGCAGGACCACATGATTGGGGAGTAGCTTATTCTTTAGGTGCAAACCCTAAAAGTTATGTAATGCACGCAAATATACAAGATTGGTATTTAGAAGTTTACTGGGGGTTTGATGTTATCTTTACTCCTGTTGATTTTGAAAACTCTCATAGATATCAAGATATAGAAATAGGAAAACCAATGGCTAAAGGTATGATTCCTAACTATACGGTTGAAATAAAGACTTTAAATTAAAGTAATTTTATTGTTTAATATTGTTAATAATTATATATTCTATAAATATAGAAAAAATATAGAAAGGGAATAATATATGTTGTACGCACAATTACTTAGTTTATTCGCAATACTATTAATACTTGGTAGTGTATTCTTTTATAAGTTTTTTAATAAACAAATAAAAGAAACAGAAAGACAACGAGCATTACTCAGAGCTTTTAATAGAGCCAAGGAGGGACCTCATGCCGAAAGATCATAGTACTTTTTTAAAAGATAAAAAAGACGTTTCCAGTGATGAAGATTACAGAGGATATAATATTAAATATGATACAACCGGGTATTCTATTTATCTTGGTGATAAGTTTTTATCTCATAAGACTTACTATTCTCCACGTTATTTAGCTAGAGTAGATATAGATCAGATATGTAATTCTAGAGTTAAAGAAGATAACAAAAATATACAAAGAGTTGACGCAGAAATATGGAGGTTTAAAAAATGATAAGTAGTGGATATCTATTGGCAGTAGCATTAGTAGTAATAGGCGTAGTAGTAATAGCACTATGCATTGTATTAGGGGAATTATAATGAAAAAAAAAATGAGTAAAATAAGTAAAGTTAATCTTGATAAAACTATGCCTGACGGAATATTTCGTTATATGAGTAAATCTAGTAAAGAAATTAAAGATTTTTATGAAGGTCATGATATTAATCCAGAAGACGGATTAGTCTTTTATAATGATAACGTAGTGGGTTCTTGGTCGTTTGAACACGATAGTAGATTAGGAAGTTATGTTTTCAAGATAATAAATAATAAAGAATTTCACGAACATTATCATAATGAAAAAGATATAATTAAGGCTTGTAATCTTTAATAATATTGTATAACAAAGATTAGTATTCTATATTTTTAGATTAATTAAAAACTAACTAAAAAAGGAGTACACAATGGAGTACACAGGATACATCGTATTAAAATTTTACGATAAAGATAAAGAAAAAGTTGACAGTCCTAAAAGACTATACGAAACTATTTTCTTAAAACCCGAATACGATATAAACACCGATAAAGAAAATAAACCAGACGTTTTACCAATATACACTTCGTTAAAAGACGCAGAAGCAGACGCAGATTGGTGGTCAGGCCATACTAACGAAGATTATGGAATAGTTAAAAAAGTCACTATTACAATAGAAGATAAAAATACTTTCAATACTATTGAGTCCGAAAGAAAAACACTCAATAGTTTAATAAGTAAATATCCAGAGGATAATCAAGCTTATAAAGATACATTAAAAGAAATATCTTGGTATAACAAAGATTAATAATCTATATTTTTAGATTAACTAAAAAATAACTAAAAAGGAGAATAAAATGAAAATAAAAGCTTACGCAATAATAGACAAAGAATACCAAAAAAATCAAGAAAGCGATTTTTATCACGCCGATCCAGTTACGAAATTCGCTTATACACCTACCGAAACAAAATATAAAAATAGCGATTATATTTTATCTAAAACATTAGAAGAAGCACAAGAAAAAGCAGAATTTATTACTTCTAATACCGCAAGAGAGATAGAAGTTAAAGAAGTAGAAATTAACATCAAATAGTTAATTTACATTCATAAAAAAATCGTTATATTAAGATAAATATGGCGATAACTATAGACCAACTCCATCAGACTAACGAGGCAACCTTATCCTCAATGGAAAAGAAGTTCTGCGAGGGTATAGCTGTCGGAAAAGGTAAAAGGAACGCTGCTGTTGACGCAGGTTACTCAGAAACTTCTGCTCACGTCCAGGCTGCAAGAAACTTAAAGAAGGATAAGATTATCCAGTACATCGATAGATTGAGGGTTGATGCTAGGCGCTTGACCGGTGAAAGCATGTCTCAAGAGGTTGAAAAGCTAGATATGGTGTACAAAGATGCTTGTGCCAAGAAACAATACTCTGCCGCAGTGAATGCGATAAGGTTAAAGGCCCAATTGTTAGGGTTCTTGATTGAGAAAAAAGAAATACAACATTCAACACTTGATGCTATGAACGATGATGATCTATCTACATACCTAAACAAGATAGAGAAAGAACATAACATACAATAATATAATATACTCCTCAACATACAATAACACGCCGCCGACTTCCTTGTTGAAGTGATGCTAGTTGCTTGTTGCGGTGATGAGCACGCTTGTGCCTAGTGGATCAGTAGGGATCAAAGGATCAAGGCGGATCAGTAGGGATCAGGATATAATAAAAAAGCTAGATGATAATGATTCTCAAAGCTTTAACCGTTCATTACGTTAAAATAATATAAAACGAATTAAAACGTATAATTGTGCGAATAAAGATTTATTAATTAATTATTATTAATTAAAATTAGAAAGTTAAAAATTATGCTTATACTATTATTTAGATTGCCGATTACTTTTATTATACTATTATTTTTTTATACGTTTTTAATATAAGAGAACGAAACGAGAACGAAACTAAAACAAATTTAGATACTTTTTTTATTTACTTT